ATATGGCAACACAATACGCTTTTGGACAAATAATAAATAATGGATTAGTATTATCATTAGATGCTGCTGATAAGAATTCTTATCCGGGGAGTGGAACTGTTTGGAGAGATTTAACTGCAAATAATTATAGCGGCTCTCTTACTAATACACCTACATTTAACAGTGCTAATGGAGGAAGTTTTGCATTTAATGGAACCAATCAATATATCTCTACAACATATGTAATGCCAGCACAAAATACGACAACCGTATTTTCATGGAATTGTTGGGTAAATCCTATTAGAAATAACGATCGGGATATTTTTATGGGAAATCGTAATACTATAGTTAATTTTATTAAATTAACAAGTAATAATTTTGAATATAGGCAAGACGGCAATCTAATCGCCTTTGGCGGTGCAATGACACTAAACATATGGCAAAACATATGTGTGGTAAAAAACTTAACAAACTTTTTTTATTATAAAAATGGAACTGAAATCGCAACAGGTATTGAATCTGCCGCCTCATTAGTTGCAAATCCTTTCTTTATAGGAGGAGATAATACTGCTACTGAATTTGCTTCAGGTAGTGTTGCTTTAGCCAGGATATATGATAGAGTTCTATCAGCAGACGAAATCGCTCAAAACTACAACGCACAAAAATCACGCTTCGGCTTATAACAAATGGGAATATCAGGTGGACCATATATAATAAGAGATAGTAGTTTAGTATTAGAGCTAGATGCTGCTGATAAGAATTCTTATCCTGGTAGTGGAACTGTGTGGAGGGATTTAACTGCAAATAATTATAGCGGCTCTCTTAATAATACACCTACATTCAGTGGTGCTAATGGAGGAAGTTTTAGTTTTGATGGTACTGATGATTATGTATCTACAACATATGTAATGCCAGCACAAAATACGACAACCGTATTTTCATGGAATTGTTGGGTAAATCCTATTAGAAATAACGATCGGGATATTTTTATGGGAAATCGTAATACTATAGTTAATTTTATTAAATTAACAAGTAATAATTTTGAATATAGGCAAGACGGCAATCTAATCGCCTTTGGCGGTGCAATGACACTAAACATATGGCAAAACATATGTGTGGTAAAAAACTTAACAAACTTTTTTTATTATAAAAATGGAACTGAAATCGCAACAGGTATTGAATCTGCCGCCTCATTAGTTGCAAATCCTTTCTTTATAGGAGGAGATAATACTGCTACTGAATTTGCTTCAGGTAGCGTTGCTTTAGTCAGGATATATGATAAAGTATTATCAGCAACAGAAATTTTACAAAACTACAACGAACAAAAATCACGCTTCGGCTTATAAAACAATATAAATTATGCACAACAACTACGAACACAGAGAATTCATGATCTTCAATGTATCTGAACTAGATCAAATCGACTTTAATCAAGTATTAGAAACATCTATCGATACTGTTCGCAAATCAGTAGATGGGACAAAAACATTTGTTAAATGGGATGGAGAAACAATCCCTTCATCGGTAGAAGCCTTAACAACAAAAGAAGGACCATACACCTATGAAGAAATATTAGTAATATTAGCTACGGAAGAATGGACTAATCCTAATCCGCTTCCATAATATTTATATGTAAACCCCCGTTCTAGGGAGAGTGAACTAGAACATAACATACATGCCAAACGAATTTGTAGCCAGAAATGGCGTCATTGCTTTAAATAATAGTACTGTAACAGGGTCATTAAACGTTACAAACGGTATTACTGGTTCATTATTAGGAACTGCGTCTTTTGCTACAACAGCATCATTTGCTTTAAATGCTGGTGGCGCTGCAGCAGCATCAAATTTAATTTTTAGTGGTAGTGTAACTGCTTCTGTTGATGTAGCAGGAACTACATTTAGATTAATAAGTGGTTCATCTACATTTTTATTTGTAAGTAGAAGTGGAGATATTGGTATAGGTACTATAATTCCTGCTTTTAAATTAGATATAAGTGGTTCGTCTATTACTACAAATAATGCCAGAATAGGTAAAGCAGAAATAGGAGAGTGGCCAGCAAGTGCTAACTTTGCTTATTTTGGACATGAGTTGTTAAATCATTCTCAAACAGGAACATATGCTTTATTACAAAGTTCTATAGGAGATACATTTTTAAATGCTACAGCTTCAAAAGCTATATATTTTAGAATTAACAATGCTGAGGGAATGATACTTGATGCCAATAGAAATGTTGGTGTAGGTACTACAGTACCCGCAGCAAAACTTCAAGTATCAGGTACAGTAAATGTAGTTAATTTTAGAGGTTCGGGTAGTGCAACAACACAATCTATTTTTACAGTTGACGGAGCCGCAGGTCGTTTATTTAGTGTAAATGATTCTTTATCAGGTTCATTATTTTCAGTTAACACAATTGCAGGTTTACCTGTAATAGAAGCCTTTTCAGACAATACAGTTCGTATTGGACAATTTGGACAGAGAGCATTATTTGTATCCCAATCTAGAGTAGGTATTAATAAAGAAACATTATTAAATGCTAACTTAGATATAAGTGGAAGTGTTATTATTACGGGATCACTTATAATTATTTCAGGAAGTTCTAGAGAATTTCAAGTTACAAATATCGGAGTTAATATAGGCAATATTGTTACTGATACTCACACATTAACTGGTTCTTTTAATGTTAGTGGTAGTATTATCTCAAATGGAAACACGACAATAACAGGTTCATTTACAGTCATCTCAGGAAGTTCTAGAGAATTTCAAGTTACAGATATCGGAGTTAATATAGGCAATATTGTTACTGATACTCATACAATAACAGGTTCTTTTAATATTAGTGGAAGTACTACTGGTATAGCAGAACATATGATATTAGCAGTATCAGATGAAACTACCGCTCTTACTACAGGCAATGCTAAATTAACTTTTAGAGCACCGTTTGCTATGACATTAACCCAAATTCCAAGATCATCCGTTTCACAGAGTTCATCTTCAGGTTTAGTAACAGTAGATATAAATGAAGCTGGAACTTCTATATTAGGCGTAAATAAACTTTCTATAGATGCTACTGAAAAAACTAGTGTTACAGCAGCAACACCTACTACATTAGCTGACACATCAATTGCAGATGATGCTGAAATTACACTTGACATAGATGCAGCTGGAACTGGTGCTAAAGGATTAAAGGTAACTTTATATTATGTAAAAGTATAATTATGAGTAGTTTTTTACTAAATCCTTATATATATTCTGTAGGTGGAAAAACAAGAATATTTTACGAATCTCCTTATACGGAATCAAGATCAACAACAGCAACAACTACTGCAATAAATGTTTCAACAATTAGTAGTGTAAATAGTGGTTCAAATGGCCTTGCAATATTTTATATGGCTACTACGGATCTTAATCAAACAAATGCTGACGTAAGACTTAACTTAATAAGTGGATCTACTACAGTAGTCGGTCTTAACCTTGAGCCTCAAGATATTACTGATATATTTTCCATGGGTGGGGGTTATTTTGACTTATCAGAAACAAATGCTACTTTTACATCTAGTTTCTCTCAAGAAGCAGCTAACACAGCAGGATATGCAGGATATACTTTAGTTGGCTTACAACTAACAGCCTCTGATAGTGGCTCTCACAGTGCAGCTGCAACAGCATATATAGATTTATCATATACAACTAAAACATCAGTACCTGTACCAGCAGGAACATATATAGTAATTGGTTCAGCTGCTGTTCTTCCTCAAGATGCTGGTGTAGAAGGTGGAGCAAGAATGTTTGATGGTACTAATGCTTATGGTGAAATGGTTGATGTATATGAACAAGATGTTACTAACTGGTCTCCATATTGGCATATATTTAGAAGAACAACAACAGGAACAACAACATTTAGTTTACAAGGACGTGGTGATGATACTGGTGCTGTATCAGTTAGACAAGCCAGTGTAATAACATTAAATACAGCCCAATACCCTAACGCATATTATGCTGAAAGCACAGGCTCTGTGACTACAGATATTATAGCATATACAAATGTAATGTCTGCTTCATTTACAATAGCTAACCCATCTAATAAACATTTGTTATTAGCATCTGCAATGTTATCTGGTGATACTACTACTATCTCATTTGCATGTAAACTCACAAACACCACAACAGTAACTGACTATATACCAGAACATTTACGAGAACCAAACAGTACAGGTGAAATATATCCTACAGTTGTAGCAAGGATAGTAACATTTTCTGGTGCTTCCAATACAATAGCTTGGCAATTAAAATGTGAAACAGACGGACTTAATACAGGAACACTTAGAAATATGACAATAGCTATTCTTGATCTGGGAACAACTTAAAAAAATATATAAAAAGATTAAAATAACACAATGCCATTCTATATATCTTTAAGAAATAGTAACGCCTCCGGTAGTATCCCTTCTATTAAAAATTTATCAAAAGGAGAGTTAGCTATAAACACTTTTGATGGAAGAATTTTCTTAAAAAAAATTAGAGGAAAAACTGAAAGTATAGTAACAATAGGAGGAGTAGATAATTTAGATGGTACTAAAAATTATTTATTATATACAAACGAATCTGGTTCTATTTCTAGTAGTATAGCTTATCAAAGCGGAAGTAATATTGGATTAAATAAAACAAGTAATTTAAATGGTATTTTAGATGTAATAGGAAACGTTACTATTACTGGTAGTTTAGGAGTAACAGGAAATACTACTATAAGAGGTGCTACTACTATAGAAGGAAATACTATTTTTAGTGGAAGTTCAAATACTTTCATTGGTAATGTAAATATAAATGGAAATATAAATGTTGGTTTACCTCCTTCTATTTTAACTTCAAGTTTCTTTACTGGATCTCCATTTTTTCCTGGGTATGATAGTTTTGAAAATAGAATTTTAGTAGATTGTTCTACTAATAAATTCTTTGCTTGGACTGCCTCCTTTGCAACTAGAAGTTATGCTTACACTTCAAGTTTTGCAACAGCATCAACTAGTGATTTTGCAGGTAGTACTTCTGGTGTTCTTACTCTACCTTCTGGAGGTATGAAAGGAGATATTTATTTAGCAGGAGTAGGATCTGATGGAGGAGCAAACCCAGTATTCCCGGCTGAATGGACAATTATAGACAGTACTACATCTGGTACTGAATTTACAGAAACGGCTTATTTTATACAAACAAGTAGTATTGTTCCTTCCAATCCTACCATAACAGGAATATCAACCTCTACTTGTGGGTTTTCAATGTTACTTAGAAATGTAGATCACAATAATATAACAGCATCCTATTCATCATCAGTAGTTGCAGGAGCAACAGGCATGCCTGATCCTAACCCTATTAGCGCCTCTAGAGCAAATTCATTAGTAGTTATTATAGGATATTTAGATGATGACAGTATAACACCAGTTACAGCACCTACCAACTTTACTATGAGTGCTGCTATCTCTAGTTCGACAACCGGACAAACAGTAATGGCTGCTACTTTAGTTACAAGTTCTGCTATAGTAAATCCTGGTGCTTTTGGTGGTACTGGAAATGATGAGTATGTAGCAGTATCTTTAGCATTTTTTCCACCATCAGGAAGCGCAGTTTATCCAACAAATATTGCCTTTACTAATTTTCCTTTAAATCAACCATATGAAATGAATCATGTGGTCTATACTCAAGATACAGGTAGTTTAATATGGTCAAGCTCACTTAGTTCATCATACAGTGTAACATGGCCTTATAATAGAATCCCATCTGCTTCTTTAAGTCAAAGTTCTATATATAGACTAACAACAATAGATGGTGGTCTTGACATATATGGAGAAGACTTAACAAGAGATTCTTCCTCATTTATAGCATCATCATCATATGCTACTTTTGCAGAAATTATGGATGGAGCTAATGGAGCAATTATAACTACTTCACAAGGTACAACCTCTACAACTTACACTGATCTAGCAACTGTTGGACCAACAGCTTCTGTTAATATTGGTCCTTCAAGAAGAGCAATGGTAACATTAACAGGAATATTATCATCAAACACAGCTGGTGCTCAAGCATATATGAGTTTTACAGCTTCTGGAGCAGTACCAAGTGACTCTTCTTCTATATCTACAGCTTCAGGTAGTTTAGCAAATACTAGATATCAACAAAGTGCAACATTTTTAGTAACAGGACTTACTACGGGAAGTAATACATTTACTGCTCAGTATAAAAGAAATCTTGCAGGAACAGCAACATTTGAAAATAGACAAATTATAGTAGTACCTATATAAAATTTTAAAACAAATTTGGTTGTCTTTAACCTTTATTATATATTTATATACGTAAACCAAAAAATAAAAAATATGTTAACAGTTATTATCGTATTATTAATTGCCGCAGCTATTGCTACTTTCTTCCTTATGAAAAAAGGTAAAATTGCTGATGCAAACAATAACAACATTCCTGACGCTATCGAAACTAAAGTAGAAGCAATCAAGGGAGTAATTAAAGAAATTAAAGAAGAAGTTAAAAAAGTAAAAAAGCCTGCTGCTAAAAAACCTGCTGCTTCTACAGATGCTAAGAAAATTATTAAAAAATCAAAATAATGAGTGAGGAAAAAAAATTCATCACTGAAGAAGAACTAGCACAACTTAAAAACTTTAAAGCAAATAAAAATCAAATTACATTTGCTTTAGGTGAAAATCGTATACAAAAAGAATCATTACTTTCTACTTATAGAACTATAGTGTCTCAAGAACAAGAGTTTTTTAATAAATTATCTATTAAGTATGGTGATGGAAATCTTGATGTAAATACCGGAGAAATTTCATTAATAACTAATGAACAAAATATCTGAAATATTTAAATCATGGGTAGCAGCTGCTAATCCAACACAAGATCAACAAACGATAGCTCAATATAGGGCTAACGTTTGTGATTCATGTGATAAAAAAACACACGTTGTTGCAATTAATTCATTTATTTGTTCTTCTTGTGGATGCCCACTAAGCCGCAAAGTTTTTTCACCTAAACCTGGTCCTGAAGCTTGCCCATTAGCTAAATGGGAAAAATAAAATAAATTAACGTTATGGTACAATTAACAACAGAAGAATTACAATCAATTAAAGATCTTCAATCCAAATACAACCAAACTATATTTGAGATTGGTGTTTCTGAAGCACAATGTATTGCCTTGCAAGAGCAAGTTAAAAAACTTGAAGAAAACAAAAAACAATTAGTTAATGATCTTGCAACAATTGAACAGAAAGAATCAGAATTAACTAAAACACTCCAAGAAAAATACGGAAACGGCTCAATTAACCCAGAAACTGGAGAAATCACACCGATCCCACAATAGTCCCTGCGTTTTATAATAGTTTTTAGATATTTATCGATAGGTCAATCCTATTAAATTTTTCAAAAACAATTATACAAAATGGCAGAAAAAATTTTATCTCCCGGTGTATTCCAAAATGAATCTGACCAATCGTTAGTTCAAAGGGGTATTCAAGGAACAGCAACTGCAATCGTTGGTCCTACAGTATTAGGTCAACCATTGGTTCCTACTTACGTTACGTCATATAGTGAATTCGTAGCTAAGTTTGGTGAAACATTCAAAAGTGGTAGTTACTACTACGAATATCTTACATCATTAGCTGCTAAAGATTATTTTAACAATGGTGGTCAAACACTATTGGTTACTAGAATTATTAGTGGTAGTGCAAATATTAGTACTTATGCAAGTGCTATTGTAACTTCAACTAATACTAGTGCTTCTTTTGATCTTGAAACTATAGCTTGGGGTGATATCATGAATAATACCTCTAGTTTATCTAGTGGTTCATTAGCAAGTGGTAGTGCAACTAACGTTCGTTGGGAAGTTACAAATGTAAATACAGCAAGTGGTGTATTTAGTTTAGCAGTTCGTTTAGGTAATGATAATAATGCTCAACTTAATTATATCGAAACATGGCCTAATTTATCATTAGATCCAAATTTACCTAACTATATTTCTCGCGTAATTGGTGATATTAAGCCTGTATATCGTTTAGATAGTGACAGTAGACCATATATTGATAATACTGGTTCTTATGCTAACGCTTCTCAATACATTCGTATTAAATCCGTAACAGGAATCCAACCAGACTCAATTGATAATAATGGTGCTTATAAAGCAACTCAATATAGTAGTAGCTTACCAGCAGCCGGAAGTGGTTCATATGGTGGTTCATTTGCTGGTGGTGTTGCTGCAACAACTGCAGAACAAAAAATGAATGAATATATAACAACAACAAACGTTCAAGGATTTGCTGTTGCTGATTACCAAGCTGCGTTTAATTTATTAGCAAATAGTGATGAATATCAATTCAATGTATTAATAGCACCTGGTATAGGTTTAGATAATGCTGCTTCTGCAACTATGATTTCTACTTGTGAAGGTAGAGGTGATGCAATTGCAGCCATAGATTGTAAAGTATATGGTGCCGTAGTATCTACTGCAACTTCAGCTGCTGCTGGTCAATCAAGTAACTATGCAGCTACATATTGGCCTTGGGTTCAATTATACTCAAGTGCTTTAGGTAAGTCTGTATGGTGTCCTCCATCAACAGTAATGGCTGGTGTATTTGCTTTTAACGATCAAGTAGGTGCTGAATGGTTTGCTCCAGCAGGTTTAAACCGTGGTGGTGTTCCTTCAGTATTAAAAGCTGAACGTAGATTAACTCAAGCCGATCGTGATACATTATATCAAGCAAATGTTAACCCATTAGCTACATTCCCTGGTGAAGGTGTTGTAGTATTTGGTCAGAAAACATTACAGCGTAAAGCAACTGCTTTAGACAGAGTAAACGTTCGTCGTTTATTAATTGCTCTTAAAGGATATATTGGTCAAGTAGGAAATAACTTAGTATTCGAACAAAATACAAACGTAACTCGTAATAGATTCTTAGCTCAAGTTAATCCATATCTTGAATCAATTGTACAACGTCAAGGATTATATGCTTTCAAAGTAGTAATGGATGATACAAATAACACAGCTGATGTAATAGATAGAAATCAATTAGTAGGTCAGATTTATATCCAACCAACTAAAACAGCTGAATTTATTATCCTAAACTTCAACGTATTACCAACCGGCGCTACATTCCCTGCATAGGGAGTGTAGTTGCTATATTTATTGATAGCAATAAAAAATTAAATTAAAATGGCAGTATTAAACGCTAACGAAATAATGTTTACCGCTTTTGAACCTAAAGTTCAGAATCGCTTTATCATGTATATTGATGGTATTCCATCATACTTGATTAAAAAAGCATCTGCACCTGGATTCGAAGCTGGTGAAATTATTTTAGACCACATCAACGTTTACCGTAAAGTTAAGGGTAAAGTTAGATGGAACGATATGACTT